AGACTGTCGCATCGCCTTACGGCGTCCGTTCGTTCAGTCGTTCACGGCCCCTTGCGGGTTCCGCCCTGTCGTCCTAGCGGCAATTCCATTTTTTGAGTGCCAGAGCTTTTCTTGTCGGTCTTCCTTTTTCATCAGTCATAGGACCTTTAACCCCACCCATACGAGCACAAAAAGACTTTTTACGTGCTGCGTCCTTAGATCCAGGTTTTGGTTTTCCAGTTACAGGTTTTTTTAAATTGGCACCTTCAGTTTTTTTGTAAAACTGTCTACCAGCTTCGTTTAAACCGCCTGTAGGTGACTGATATTTTTTTAAGACCATGACTAAGCCAGGAGTTCCAAGTCAATTAGATCGGATTTAACGAGCGCCTGTATGTTAACGCTCGACGCGAAAAGATCGCGCATCAAAAGATCTTCCTTTTCTCTTAACCAATTTCCTAAAAGTGCAGTAAACTTTGTGAGAGTTTTGCTGTTTTGGTACAAAATTACCTGCTCGTTGACAGCGATCGACTTGGCATAAATTTCCATCGTAGCATCGATGTCGGTACGAACAGGCACTTCAGGAGCGGGATCTATACCCGACCCGTCCAATTGTCCTCCCTCTGTAGATAGACGCTCAAAACGCGACATACGCGTGGTTTTACCGACGTATGCTTCCGCATAGTGTAAATCTACACCGAAGCTGTGGATAAGGTTGAACATGGGAGTAGAGAGAAGGTCTTCTGACGCCTGCAAAGGCAGTTCGGGAGCCATATTTCCCATGCCGGTAATTCCGGTAGAAAAAGACATGTACACCTCTTTTGTAAAAAATTGTTTTTTTTCTTACGTTAAAGAGGCGTAGGCTCTAGGGATTACCCCCCTCGCGCTAGTAGAGGCGCGGTCTCTTGCAGAATAGCGACGTCTGCGGGCACAGCTATACAAAATTTAACAATTAAAAAATTTAAGATCAAATATAATCTATGTTAACCCTTTAAGCGCTCGCTGCATTCTTTCCCAATTCGCTGCTTTTTGCTCATCGGTAAGACGGACAGAAACTCCCTCAGTATTCTGAGTAGCACCTAAACTCGACATTGATTTTGGCCTTCTTAGATTTTCTTCGGCTTTTTTTGCGTCTTTCCGAGCATCACCTATGTTAGGAACGAATTTTTTTACTGCTTTATAAATGTCAGCCCATTTTTGATACCCTTCCGGAAGACGACTTAATGGACCTGCAACTTCAGGGAAATGGTATTCCAGATAGTCCAAATGATCCGTCGATACGATTTGATGAAAATCGGAATACGTTTGCGCAAGTTTTTGGGGAAACTCTTGCATTTCTCTTTGCTCACGTTCACGTTGTGCTTGAGCTTCTCTTTTTGCTAAAGCTTCTTGAACCTTTTTTTCAATAACATCTTCTGATTCATCTGATTGATCAAAATAGCTTGTCTGTTGCTGTTGATTTTTCGCTAGCAAAGCTTCCATGGCTGCTTTAAGTGCTGCGACTTCAGCCTCTTTTTCTCTTGCTCTTTGATCCGCCAAAGCGCGAGCCTCTTGCTCTTGGCGAAGCTTTTCTCTATCTTTTTTACGTGATTCTCTAAAAGCTAAAAAATTTTGATCTGTAGAAGATAGTAAATCGTTTTTTTGATCTTCAGATACCTTGATTTGATTATTTTTTTCAGGTAAAACTGTGTTTTCAGGTAAAACTGTGTTTTGATCAGATAAATTTTGCTGCTCTAAATCGCTCATGAGACACCTATGGAATTAAACGAAGATTTTAATATACATAAAGAAGTATTTTTGCAAAAACTAAAAAAACAGCTTTTAGAAAAATTTATTGAATATAACAAATATTTAACATTGATGCAAGGTGACGTTTCAATATCGGCGTTGTGCTTGAAAAAATCTATAGAAAAAAAATTAATTGCTAACGACATTTTGAGGGTCTATGAAATTTTTAATTTGGATCTTACTAAAGTCAAATGGCTCAGTGACACTGAGGTTAGGCACATTACAGCCAGCCTTAATAAGTTCCTCTCTATGAGCTAAAAAATACTCATGTTCCGACAACATTTGAATGTCATGCTCATAGCGTATGTATTCCCAAAACTTTCCCTCAAAAAACGCGATTGACCATGCTTGCATTGTTTGATATTGCTTGTGTACTACCTGCAAAGACGCGAGTTCAGCCATAACCGCATCACAAGGCAAAACCCAAAGACGCTTGATTATCTTATTAGCAGCTTTATTAAAAAGAAAAACAGCTTGATTAGGTCTAGGACTAGGCAAATATGGCCAGCAGTAAAATTTTCTTCGGATAAGATTATGCAAAAGAGGATCTTTAGCAATTACCATAACAACGCAGAATTGCGGTTCGTCTATGATGTTGATGTAGTTTTCGACAGCCTGACGCAGATGCTCTTGTATATCGTCAGCCATAGCATGGCCGACTTCTAGCGCGTTGTACGTGGTAGTATCAGCGCGTAGCTTGTTGGATATTTGGCCGGCGGTTATTTTTGTCATAAAGTTCCTTCTTTAAAAGAAGGCATGGCAAATTTACAAGTCATCTTTTGTAGCTCTTTTAAACTTTAAATATAAAATTGAAAAACTGGGTGTTTCTGTGATTATCGTAGCCGGTTTAAATATAATTTGAAAGTCTTCATTAGTGCTCTGAAATAGATCACGTGCTTTAGGCGCTAATGGAGGCACTAATCCTTTCATAGCAAATTCTATCATTTTTTCTTTATCGTACATATATATGTATTCTAAATATTTTAGAATAAGAGCACGCACATCTTTCTCGTCAACGCTGTAAGTCGCGCTAAATTTATTAGATATATACCCATAACCATCACTATTTGAAAGAGCATGAGGCTCGTTGTCGAATATAAAATCCATCAGTGATCACACTCGTTGATTTTGGTGTGAGGAGTAGGGCGGTCTTTGCCGGCGCGAGGCAAGAACGCTCCCCATGCGCTATTGTCACCCGCGGGTGTGATATTGCGGTTCATCTGCCAGTGTTCTCTTGGCACAGCTGGGCCGTTGCCATGCTTGACTACGTTTGCGGTGTGGTTTTTCGTGTAGTCGGGATTGTGATTAGTGTGCTTAGGCATCTGATTACCATAGGTTTTTTTGCAATTTAAAGACCTTATTCTTAACGTATGCTATTCGGCCTCATCCTGCATACAGGAATGCAATTTTAGTGCTCTGCGCGATGCTTTCTTACGTATTCAGCCAATTTATCAACAGAATTTTTGTATTCAGATACTCCATTCATTTCTGAAGCATACCTGCCGCCGGCTGTTTCTACAGCATTTACGTCTTTTTCCCAATGATCGTTTTGAAAGTATGGCATACCACCATGAGATGCGCTATTCTTACGGCTGTTTTTGTGTGATTTATCCATATGTCCCCCATGAATAAAATTTGATTTATAGTAATTGTTGTTCGGGTTGATTTGCAAGCTTTATAGCTTGCGCGTATTCAAAAGATTTTTTCATCTGAGAAAACTGCATATCTTCAAGTTCAACCATCATTTTTACTAGGTCCAAATCAGCTTGCATATGCTTATGCTCTGCTTCGGCTTGTATTTGACCCAGTTTAGCATACGTTTCTTGTTCCTTAGCCATGTCGACCTTGGACTTAGACAGCATTGCCATGATCTTGGCGTTGTCCATTTTTTCTTGTTGTTGAGCTTGAGCTTGTTGAGCTTGAGCTTGTTGAACGTTTTGTTCTTCCATTTCTTTGATAATTTCATTTTTATTTGTAATTACAGCAGCTTTTAAAATAGATTTATCTGAAATATTAATCCCTATCTCTTTGAAGTACAACAGCTGCTGAAGTTCTGTTTGTCTTTGGGTGGCACTGTAATTGCCCTCTTCGACAGTGATTGCATATTTTTGACTGTGTGCAGTGAAAAAACGTGGATCGGCATCGCGACCCAAGATATTACGCAACTTACCTTTGCTGAAGTTCTTACGTATGGCCGATAAACGAATCTTCCCATAAAGTCTTTGGGAGTAGTCGAGTTTATCGAATATAGTCTGTAACGTAGTAAGTCCAGCTCCTTGTCGTAACATGCTGAGAATACCAGACTTATCGTCTGTCGCTGATCCCAAAAGTTCCTCATTGACACCTGAAATTTTTGTTATATCTTCAGAAAGGCTTTTCGACAGTTCGAGTAAAGATCCAGGAAGAGCTACAGGTTCGATTCTTTGAATTTCGGCGGGAGTATGCCCCGCTTTTAAAGGTATTAGAAATCCATCGCCACCGCTAGATTGACGGAAACATTTTGGGTCAGTAACTGCGTCAACGCTGTAAATCCAGCCCGCGTTTAAACTTGACTGAAGCAACTGAAGCTCAATTACTTTTCGTATATTATACAAAAACTGCGCATCTCTCAACCCTCTTACGATTCCTCTTTTACGCCATGCGTATTTAACGTCTTGATCTACATAACATTGGACAGGAACAAATGGGTATTCGTCAATATTTAAAAGATTTTTACCATGATAAACAATTTTATCAGAAAGACTTATGATTAGTTTTACTGTTGGTATTTCTACTTCTTTAACTTTAAGCCAAGGTTGCTTTTGTAAAATAACCTTTAAATAATCTTCTTGTTCACCTTCTATTTCTTCCCATTCCGTAGTTTCCCCACTCAACGTGTCAATAATTATTTTACCAGGTCTAGTAGTGCGGTAATAAAATTCATCGTACGTAAATAAATTGGAAAGTGCAACGTTTTGTAATTCCGCTTGAAAAGGAAAACGGCCGTCTTTAGCGCCGTTAGGTTTCATCTTATCGATTTCTTTGGCGTAGCCAGGAAGTAAAAGTTTTGCCATTTGTTTGCTTGTCCAGCGTCTACGCCAGATGCCATTGCAGTCGCTAAGGTCCTGTTTACGCGGTTGATCAATCAAATAATTATTGTATGATACGCAATCAGTGAACAAGTCACCCGAGATAGGATCAAAAGTATAGTCAGGGTAAAGATGTAACAGCGTCTCTCCAGTGTCGCAAGCCCCTTCAAAAGCTTGAGATAGATACTCTTGAAATCCGTCTCTATCATCGCACCATCTCAGTACTTTATTATAGTCGTCCGCTAAAGTATCATCATTATCTCGATTTGGTAAAAATATCGTGGATTTTCGGTTTCTTCTTTGATAACCACAGATCATGCTGATATGACGATGGATTAAATTGAAAAAGAATTTTTGAGAGTATTGATTATTTTCTCCATAAAATGTATTATATAAATTTTGATCGCCTGTTTTAAATCTTTTATCTATAGTTCCTTGAGCCCAATAAGCTGAGTTTAACGTATAATTCGATTGATAAAAATGATCTTTCATTTGTTTTAGATCTTTTGCTTGTACATCAGAAGGGTCTATATACCCTAGTGAGTACTGCCCTGATTCATATGACCCCATGCATAAACCTCTTTAAAGTAAAAAATTTTATACCACAAAGAGGTTTTCAGTCTCAAGGGGTCAAATTAGTATCCTCTGTATCTATCCATTCATTATCAGGCCACATCTTTTTAGCTTCTTCTTTACTGATCCATTTCCTTGGAAGCACAGCATCCATAGCGACAAATTTTTTATCTATTTCTACTTCTTTCCAAAATCTATGCAGATGCTGATAAGATTCGGCGTAGTCTCCTTTTAGAATCCCCCCATATTACTGTGTAAAATCGAACCCCAATTGTCGTCTTCTTGAAAGACCTTTCTACGTAGCTGATCATAAGGAAGATATTCGTCAGGATTACTGAACTCACCTGTCTTCATAAAAGGTGTTATACTATACCGTAAAGCATCGACGCAATGATCATCTTTTTTGATAGGCTTGTCTTCCCCTCTATCGCTAGCTTTTGGGTCCCACGCATAGCTTTGTATTTGTTCTATAAGAGTTTTACAACCAGCTTGCACCACTATATTTTTGCCAGCGATAAATTTATTGGTAGTCTTAATTCCTAAAAGCACATCATTTTCAGCGTCTAAAACAGGAAGATTAGCTTGTCTAAGAGCTATTTTAAGAGAAGCTGCGGCCGGATCTACGTAAATAGAAGTGACGTTTTTGTAGCTAATAAAATCTTGAATATCGCGTACTAACTCAGCATCTGTTTTGGATCTACCGCGAGCAACTGAATCGTAATAGTACTCTGCTTCTACCCTGACTTGTGGCCATTTCCTGGGATCTATAGCGCAAAGAACTGCAGCGGTCGCATTTGTTGTTCCGTAATCTATACCTACAACATAGTATAGAGGGGAAGGAAAAGGATGAGTAAAAACGTTATCATGATCAAAGTCCGGATAAATCCCCCCCGTAGTCTGGCACCATTCCCCTAAAATAAAGCGCCTATGCCATACACCTGTAAATGAAGATCGGATAGCTGTTTTGTACGCTTCATCAAGCACAGGGTTATCATCTAGATGGAAGTTCCAATACACTAAGTCATGTATGTCTTGCCTATCTAAGTACTGCTTCTTAAGCCAGTGCGCTGGAGTTTGCGGGTTAGCCGTTGCTAAAAGTTTAGCTCCAGGAACACTAAGGCGACTCTCAAGCATCTTCCAGAATGGCTCAGGTATACAGGTAGCCTCATCCACATAAGCTAGAGCTAGCGTAGACCCCTGGATAGTAGTAACTGCTGATACATCGGGGGCACCTACAAAATACAGCTCTCTACCATATATGTGCGCCTTATTACACATAGGAGAAGGACAAGGAAAACCAAGACGCTTATATAGATGAGTAAGTATGTTTCTCTGTATTGTGGACCTATTAACGCCAATGATCATAGCATCACCAGGCGGTCCATTCTTTAAGTCATAGATGAACCGTTCGATGCTAGAGTGCGTCTTACCGGAACGTACAGCCCCTACCCATATGTTAAAACGGTGAGTAGCCTCACAAAAGCTTTTGTTTTGTTTAGGGCTAGTTATCATAAGAAGAATTGCTTTCGTAAGAAGAGATTTCTTCAGATGTCTCTTGTGATTCTTCTTCTAAAACGTCAGTTTTGCTTGAAAAGTTTTCAGAAAGTTTCATTTTTAGCTCGGAAAGTTCATGCTGTAGCTGCATAATTAGGTGGCTTTGATCGATTTGCGTTTGATTAGCGGCTAAGGAAGTCGATTGTTCAGGCTCTTTGTAACCTAGTTTGCACTTAGCTAAAAACATCAGTAGGTTTGAATTTCCAGGATTGTTGTTATTAAGGGCTTTAGAATACAACATCAACTTTATTTTACCAAGACCTGCTTCTTCTGCTTTGACGCGATAATCTTGGAAACTACAGCCGTATTCTTTTTTAAATCTTATATAAAGAGTATCGGGCCTTATCCTAAACTCGCCGGCGATTTGAATACCGCTGCAACCAGCTTCCATAAATTTTTCTACAACATTCCAATCAATTTCTTTAGGTGGTCTAGCCATGTAAAACCCTTTTTTGTATAAAAATACTTCAATGTACGTAAATTTTCAACTTTTTTATAGGTATGGATGAATAGATGTTCGATTAATACACCGTTAAGTGGAAGTCTTCCGATAGTGTTATATCCTTCTCCTAGAGGTTGTAGAAGCGATGAAGAAGATGATATGGTAGATGAAAACATTTTTATAGTGGCTAAAAAAATAGAGATTATAAAAAAAAATATTGATTTAGAGAAAACGCAAGATTCCTGTTGCAGGATTTTTTAATCGGTCTAAATAAATAGACCGATTTTTGTGTTTTGAATTTTTTATTTGTAAATTTTTTCTTGATTATAATTTATAAAAAAACAAAGAGACATTAAGCTAATTATGACAATGGTATATTTTTTTAGGTTGGCAGGAAAAGATTGAGTTAATATTTTTTTTAAAAATAAAAATGAGTTTAAAATTAAGTTTATCGATTGATTTAGGATGTTATCGGCTTTTCTGGAGATTAAATTTATCTGTCTATTTTTAATGCGTGTTTTTTGTATCTCCATTTCCATGTCATTGGACATTTTTTCGAGTTCTTCGAGAAGGATATTTTTTTCGATGATGTGGTTTTGGTAACACTCCTGAAAAAAGTCATTTGTTTTTTTTGTTTCTGTTAAAAATATTTTAATGTTTTTTTGGGAGAGATTTTTTGGTACTTCTGGGCAGATGTTTATGTCGTAAGGAATGGGTGGCAATTCAGGAATAGAAGTGATTCGATGTAAAGAATGTAACATGATTAGCAGAGATTTTTAGTGGATGAAGTGATTTCAAGCAAAAGATCTTTAGAAAGAAAAATGGTATGAGCGCTTAAATTTTTTACAAGAGATCTTATGTTAAAAATGCTAGTGACGATGGCTATGACAGAAAACGCAGAAGATAAGGTCGAATTTTTTGAGGATTGAGATTCTTGAGAAATTTTTTCTAATTTTTTTTGTTTTTCAAGGATCAAATTTAGTGTATTGTTAAATTCTTTGTTTTGGTTATGTATAATCGTTTGAAGATAAGCGATATCGCGTTGTTGTTGTGAGATAATTTGTATAAGGTGTTGATTTTTTTCAGTTAGTTGTTCATTTTCTTCTTTATATACTGAGATTTTGTTTCTAAGAGATTCAATAATCAAGTTTTTGCATTTTTCGGTTTCGTAGGCGGGTATTTTTTCGATATTAGGAGGATTGGATTCGTTGTTTTGTTTTTCTGTAGGGTTGTCAGAGGTTTCTACGTTATCCTTGTAAGATTCATATATAACGATGGATGGTGGATATGAGTTTGCTGTAGGTGTCATAAAACCTCTTGTTGCAAGCTGATCATTGCAGGATGATAAGGTAGCAAAGTATTTTTAGGAATGTTTTTTTTATCGGATTGGAGATCGATAAGCCACATTTTATGGGTAAGCATTTCAAGGGCTTTGATACAATCTTGTGTGGATCGATATACTTGTATACTTTTATAAAGTTTTTTGAGTTCAGGATTTTTTAGTAGGGCATAGTGTTCGGGTATGAAGTCATACGTTCGATTGCTTTTAAATCCTATGGTGTATATTTCTTCTGTTAAGAAATCGTTAAAGATTAGGTTAGAGAATGACTGTAAGTTTTTTCTGTAATAATATGGGTTAGGGTGTTTATATAGTCGTACGTATGCGTATAGGAATCCTTGAGAGAAGCGTTCTATGCAGCAAGTGAATCCGTGTTTGAAAAATTTTATTTCGTCAGGTTCTTCTACCCAAGGCCCATATCCCCAGAGTTGCATTTTTTCTTCTGAGGTTATGTGGTGTTCAGTAAACATAAGAATTTTCTTCTAAAGATTTTTGGGAGCATTTTTCGGAGCAAAAGAGTTTTCCGTTGTCGGATATGAAGCTGTCGTTATCGAGGAAAAGCTCTTGGCATTCAGGGCATTCTACGATATAGGGGGAATTTATTTTATCCCATCGGAGCATAAAGTATAGATCTGAGGGTGTGGAGGGGGTATTTTTGTAGAAGTGCATAAGTTTAAGTTGTTGTTTGAGTAAAAAAGTAGAAGTTATATATTTTTTAAATATTTTTCAAGTTCTGATAACAGTAATTATGTTACGTTCGACAAGGTACTGTGAGGTGTTTGTATTAGGAAGTATTTTATTTAATAGACAGAAGCGCAAAGCGCTTCTGTCTAGCTTGCCTATGATTATGGACACCATGGTCCGAGAGATATTGCACAAGCTGCTAGGCAAGCAGGTAAAGCAGGAGGAGCAGCGCTGGAGCAAGCGGCAATACAAAGACCGTAAGTAACCGGCCCTGCGTCAGCTCCTGTAAGATGAGCTAAAGCTTCGATTGCTACGGTAGAGGTTGCCATGACTAAAGCGCTTTTAACGATTTTTTCAGCTGGGGGAATGTAGCTATACGCGGTTTGAAAAGCTTCTTGGATTTTCATTTACCTTTATCCTTGTTTCGTTTAACGAATCTGTCAAATTTTTCACATACAGTAGACATTTCTTCAAGGACATTTGCCATATCGACGCTATCGAAAACGCCTTCAACAAAAGTTTCAGAAGAAAAATACTTATCAACAATTTTCTTGAAATCGTTGAAAGTTTGTTTGAGTACTTGGGGCGAAATTTCTTGAGTGGTCATGATTTTGTTCCTGATCAGGTGCAGACAGAATATAGGAGATTTGATAGATTTTTTAAAAGGACAAAGTTTAGGTTTACGATGGATGGCTATTGGTGTATTTGGATAGTGGCTTGTGGTTTAGTGTTTTACTATATTTTTGAAGGTTTGGATTAAAAAATATAATATTTTCTTTGAATTTTTTTGTGTTTAAGTTTTTTTAAAAAAAGCATCCTTGCTAGTTTGATTATCCTTGTGACAGGTTTCTTTCCGAATGCGGAAAGGCGGGAAGAAACCTTAGCTTGATTATATGTTGCGGTTTAATATTTTTCTATACTCTAGCATAAACAGGCGATAGCATGTGGGGAGCTTGCGCGGTATAAGTTGTTACAGATGATTTATCTGTAATGCAAAAACTCTATTTATAAGGTTAAAATTCATGCCCACATGCAGGGCAACATTTCCTTTTTTTCTTAGTTTCTTGTTTACCTTCAAGTGTTACCTCTTCTATTTGATTGCAAGCTCCCACAAGTTGCTGTTCGGTAAAACCCCAGTTTAAAAGATCTAAAACCTCAAAAGTATTGGCTAAACAGTCCCAATCCCAACTTCCCTGGTTAAGATTAAGCCCTATACACAGGTGATCTATGTCACGTTGCTCAAGCTGCATATCAGGTATCCAGCACTCTACGGTTTTAGTTTTCATTTTTTTAAGGATTTTTACTCTTTGGTGTCCACCTATGATAGTGAAGTCTTTGTTGACGATAGGTTTATCGATAAGGCCAAACTTTTTAATCAGATTTTCTAAATGTTGCATTTGAGTTTTATTGATCTGACGTGGGTTTTTTGGATGATTTTTCAAAGATTTGATTGGTATTACTTGTAAAGTCCATTTAAAAGAGCTTACATTTACCTTTGGGGGGTTAAACAGATCAAATTGCTCTATCATAAATGCCCTTTTTCATCATTATTTTGTTTACTTTTTTGTTTTTCTTCTTCAAAATAAATTACCTAAAAAACATAATTTTTACAAGGATGGCATTATGAATATTCTAGAGTACGATGAAAAGGCAGACGAAAAAGTGATTGCATCGTTGAAAGACCAGGACATTTTGAGAGAGTGGGAGCAGATGCGTTTTGACTGGTATCAAGATGGTGATTTTTGGAGCGAAGTGCAGAGGGTGCAAGAACGTATAGATGATGCTGTATCGGGTATTCATCGTGTACGGAAGGGTATTTTTGCCAAGGTGAGTGATTTGAAAAAAAGTGTAGATCAAATTAGTCAAGAGCTAACAAAATTAAACGAAAGAATTGATTTATTACAAAATTTGAATAGCGAAGAAGTTGAAGCTACTAAAGAAAAATGGCGCAAAAAAGAGATATCTATTTTTGATATCGTGTCCGCTTAAATCTATTTTGTTTAAGGGCAAATGTGCGGAGTTGAGGGATGGTGTAATACCTATACCTTGTATTTGGGTCTTGATATGGGACAAGCTCGCCTTTTTTATGCCAAGTAATCATGGTGTTTTTGGACACACTTAGGAAAGCTGCGGCTTGTCCATTTTTGAGGTAGCCTTCTTTTTTTTTCATGTCAGTCTGCTACATAAATTCCATAAGCCCTAGAATGGCGTTTATTTCCATTGTAAAGCCAAATCACAGGCTTGCCTATGCTTAGGTACTGATGGATTTTTTTTGTCGTTAAAATCGATTTCTGTGAGTTTTTGAGGTTCAGAGTATGTGATTTGGATTTCTACGCCCATAGTCGATGTTTTTTTTTGATCGTATTCGGTTGAAATTCTTTTGTCAGAATCTGCGCGACCAGGGGCTAAACCTGGTATCAGCATGTCGCAAATCGAGTCTAAAACATATTTTTGAGATGACACTAAGTTATCGTAGTCCAACGATCTTGGCGATAATCTGACGATTTTTATATGGCAAGGAAGGATTACCTTTTGAATATCGCGAAATAACACCATTCGTACAATCTTTTTTTGAAGGGCATGGCGTTTAGCTTTTTGCGTCCAGTGTTCCGAGCTGTTGGCTTCAGACACGGTTTTTATGGGTATCTCGTAAATGATAGTGGGCATGTCTCTTCTAGGGGAAACAGGATTCATATTTTTGCCATACGTGAGCCATAAACACGTTCGGATCCACGTCAAAACTCATTTCAGCTTTTTCAGAGCCTATTTGGTAATAAAAACACTTAGACTTTACTTCTATACAAGGCCAATAATTACTTTTTAAAAACGTGATTAAAAACTCTCTGTTTTGCTGTGTTTGAGCGTTAGTAACCTTTTTGTTTTTTTCCAATAAATGATTCATGTACAAGCGCATGGATTTGGGCTGATAGTGTTTAGCCTCGTGATAAACCTCAAGCAACCGCTCGTAAGAATATGCCTTGCTCCAGAAAGCCAGCTTTGCATCGTCAGCATCGATGTCTTTAGACGACAGGAAATCGAAAGACATCGACTGTGGTTTGGTAAGCGACCAGCGACGCTTAGGATCCTTAGTCAAAACCTCAGTCTTAACCGGATCTTTTTTTCTGACCTCAGTCTTTAAGTGTTCGGCTTTGGGTGGGTTATCGTGGCCCTGAGCCGTTAGACCTAGGTCTTTAAGATAAGTCTTCTTAACTTGGTTCTTAGAACTAGGTTCTTCTTTATCGGCACTAGATGCCGGAGGTGCGGAATCTGATGCCGGAGGTGCGGAATCTGATGCCGGAGGTGGTGAATGTGATGCCGTACGTTTAGAGCATGGTTTTTCAAACCTCGATTTTGATTCCAAATTGTCTTTCTTCGGTTGAACAGGCATCGGGGTTTTAGGTATATCTTGTCCACTGCTTAAGACGTGAACGTTTTCCAGCCAGATATCGGTGATCTGAATGAGGTTAGTCGTTTTGCCTCCATTTTTATCGGTTCGATGTTTTATCTTTATGAGAGGCTTGCCACCCAAAATGGCGAAGGGCTGAGACATAAAAGCATTCATGAGCCGAATCTGTCTTTCAGAGCATCCAAGCATATCGCATATGTTTTTTTGGCTTATGAAACACGCGCCTGTTTCTCCGGCGATGGCTTTTAAAAGGCAGTAGTACGCTACTACATAAGGGCCTAGTCCCATCTTATAGATGATGTTAGGGATTTGAGTGAAAAACTTTTTTTCTGTCGAAAGGTCTTCTATTTCAATCTGTTGGTCTATCATATTGATATCTCTTTTTTTTAAAATTCAAAAAAAAACAAGAGATACAATGTCATATATATTTGTTGAGTTTGCAAAAAATACCAACTCTTGAATATAGTATTGATCGTATCTCTGTATCTCTTCAATAGTATTGATCGTATCTCAATTCTCGATAGTATTGATCGTGTCTCTTCAATAGTATTGATCGTAAGTATTGATGGTATGTCAATAGTATTGATCATATTTCTGTTGATCTCTGTTGATCTCTGTTGATCGTATCTCTAGCTGCCTTAACCGGCAGCTTTTTTTTTGCCCAAATACTAAGGTAAACGAAAAAAACGTTTAACCCCTGATATTCAGTGCATTTTTTCATGGCTAATCATCGCTTTTTTTGAAAAAGCATTCTGACACTTGATCCGTATTACACGCAAGAGTAGAATGATGTAGTTTGTTTTGGGAATCCCATAGTGGGATTTGATCCTTTGCTCCGACCTCGTCTAAAGACGAGGTCTTTTTTTTCCGGACATTCGTTTTTTTTTCTGGGAGGGGCGAATATTCTAAAAAGACCTCCCCTTCTGTAAGGCGTTCAATATGCTTTGAAAAGCGTTTACTCGGGATGCTTTTTTCGTTCATCACCCTAGAAAGGTACCCTCTGCTACATCCCAGCTTTTGTGCAAACTCTCCGTATTTTATTTTATGTTTATCTAAATATAATTTTAAAGGATTTTCATATTCTTTAGACGATTCTCGTAAGTTTTTAAGAATAACTTGTCCTTTTGTAACCCTTTCGACATCTTGCGCAAACCTTTTACTTGGCAAACATTGTTCTTGAGCTATCCGGTATAAGTATCCAACGCTACACTCTAGCTGTTTTGCGAGCTCGGTATACGTCATGTCATGAATAGCTAAATAAACTTTTAAACGCATGTTACACATCCTATTTTTTGCAACACATCAAAAAAAAGTGAAAAGCCGCTTTTTTTTGACTTGATTAAAACGCATCTTAATGTTACACTAAAAAGGAATTTAAATCAAAGGTAAGAGACAATGGATATCAAATACAAAAAACAAAAGTTGACAGTGTTAAAAGCTCAAGTGCAAGCAGCTCAAGAAGAACTGGAAAAAATGCTGGATTATGTTTATGAGTTAGAAACCGAAATTCTTGACGAAGAAGATACGAAAATGGGATGGAGAAAAAAAGTAAAAGAAATATTTTCAGATCTTATAGAAGAACGAATTGCATAAAATAGGTAGACATAGGTAGACATATGTACGACATAAAATTACATGAAGAAAATGCCATAGACGGATACTTTAGCAAGAAACAACTAGAGATATTAAAAAATTCCATATGCAAAGGAATATCTCAAGAAGAATTTGAAATTTTTTTGATGGCATGCGCTAAGACAAAACTTGACCCTTTTATGCGTCAAATTTACGCTGTAAAAAGAAAATGCAAAAAACCTGACGGCACATGGGGCGAAGTCATGTCTATACAGACAGGTATAGATGGATATCGTTTGATCGCTAAGAGGACAGGTTGCTACGCCCCTGGCCCCGAACCTACTTACAATTATGATGATCAAGGCAAGCTCATCTCAGCTACCGCCTACATAAAGCTTATGACCGCTGACGGAACTTGGCATCAAGTTTCAGCAAGCGCTTATTATGACGAGTATTGCCAACGTACCAGGGAAGGGCAGCCTATGGGGATGTGGGCGACGATGCCTAGAACAATGCTAGCTAAGTGTTTTGATGAAGAGACTGAAGTGCTTACAGAGTTTGGATTTAGGAAATTCAAAGATGTTACCGG